CCGCAAGAGAAGGACCAGTATCGCCACGCTTGTGCCAAAGACTACTGTCCAAAACACCATACTTAATATTTCCATCTTCCGCTTCCAAATCCAATATCATATCAGCCAAGTCTGTGGCGAGGACTTTACTGACGTATAACTCTCTATATACGATAAGTTGCTCGTCAGGCGCAACTGCAAACCAAAGAACGCCAGAATAACTCCCGTAACCATAGTCACATGCACGAAACTTGACCCAGTTGCTAGGGAGACGATAAGGCTCCACAACATGAACATCCCGATTAAACTCAGTAAACGCTGCACCCTCTTTGATGTCCCAATCACCTTGAAGAAGTTGACGCCTCTGTTGCTCTGGGAGCGAGAGAAGCATGGCTTCGTAATCCCCTGCGTCCGCAAGGTATGGGTTATCAGAAAGTCTTGCTGGGATAAAGCGTCTCTTAAATAAAGGTTTTCCTGCTTTGCTATGCCCAGCGGGATATTTAAGTGCCTCTCCTGTTTCAATATCGGTTGCATCAAACGCTCTATTATACGGGGCAGGGTCAATAAACATCTTCTTAACCCAACCATGACCCCGACCACCGGGGTTAGTTGTTGCCCTCATAAAGATAGGCAAATCAGGTGCAGTGGACCGTAGACGACTTCGCATGTAGTTCCATGCATATGGTGTGGCCCATTGTGTCAGTTCGTCAAAGCCTATCCAGCTAAACGCCAGACCCTGATAACGCAAGACATCCTCATCCCTGTCTAGGTAGGACATCCACAATCTTGCGCCAGATGGCGCAGTCCACTGCATCTTCCGCTCTGACCATTTGATACCCGGCCAGATTTTTGGGTACAACTCCTGCGACTTAAATATCAGTTCTCGCAGTTCTTCCGTTGTATGTCGAAGAAGCAATCCACTAAACTGGGGATGCCCCATGTAACGAAGTGGGTCAGCCAGCATGGCGTAACTCTTACCGCCACCGGCACTGCCACCGTACAAAACCTCTCGCTCACTCGCCGCTAGAAACTCTGTCTGTGGCCCTTCGTTTGGTTTAAACAAAACATTAGCATGTTCTTCAATGCTAGATGTTTCACGTGTAACTTCTTTTATCTCAGGCTGTTGCTTTTTTGCGCTTTGCGCCAAGTCTTGTTTCTTCGATTTCCTGCGCTTTGGCAATTGCCTTTTCCGCATATTCTGCCCACTTGCGGAGGCTTGCAGCTTGGTTCTTACGCTGTCGTTCATGTGCTAATCTTTTACGTAGCCCAACATGCGATATGTATCTTCCAGAATTTGCTGACAACCAATTTGCCACCTCCCTGTAGGAATATCGTTTCACATGTTTCCGTGCAGTCTCAAGTAAGTCTAACTCTGTAGCTACTGGCAGAAGTATGTCGGGGTCGTTATCATCTGCCTCGTAACCAAATGGTATTGTTCTAGCTATGCGTGGGACGGGAACCCACTCGTCCTCGTCCTTTAAATCTGTGGGCTGCGGTAGCTTCCATTTTCCTGCTGTTCTGCTCATTCTCTACTGGCCTAGCAAATACTGTTCCGCAATCTCTGCAGATGCGCCTCTTGCGCCCTTGCCTTCTCATATTTTTGGTAAAACAATTTGGACACATATCATTCTTGCGTCCCTCCTTGATACCGGCGTTCCAATCAATGAACTTCATCGTCTTCTACAGGTGCTTTGGGCGGCATAAGCATTACACCACCAGATGCTTCCACCTGCATCTTTTCTGTCTTCACAAGACCTACACGGTCAAGCAATTCTTTTGCTGCAACCATTTTATCGCGGATGCCAAGTTCAGTTGGGTCATACAGTGCGCCGGTCATTGCCATAGCGGCCTTTGGTGCATTACGCGCCATATACATTTGTGTGGCCTCAAGGATTTCTTCTTTTAATCCTTTGACAATCTCTGTGGTAGAACTGGTATCAGAATATCCCGCAAGTTTTTTGGCGGTAGCCATGTTGCCACCTGCCTCATCAAACAGCACATCAAGAAAGACTTGTTGTTTACCTGTCAGTTGTCTAGCCATTAAACTCTCCGTGATGCATAGCGTGTGCAAGTTTTGTTGCCCGTGATTTTACCTGATTTGCCCACCTGCTGTCAAGCATTTCTTTTGCCGCTACGTCAAATTTATCTTCGTGGATAGCTGCCCACATTTTCTTAAACTTAGACAGTCGAGGCACCCCTAGATTAAACGCCATGTCTACAAGTACAAGCTGACGTACAGCGTCTAACCTGTCTACGCAAGGGTGCGCACGTAACAGTTCTTCTTCGACAATCTGTACGTCATTCTGTGCGAGGTATATGGCATCAGCTTCTGTAATGCCGTCAGAATAAACATATTCAATGCTTGGATAATCCATCCAATCCAGTTCATCTTTTGTGATACCCCGGTCATCCAGATTTCTTCCAATGCCAATCGTGTTGATGCCCAGCGTATCTTTGTACACATCAAGGCGCATACCCTCATGGGCCACCAACTTTTGCATCAAAAGGTCTTTATCATATTTCATTTTTCATGTCCCATCCATACTGCGAAAGCACCTGTCATTGCGCCAGTGACCACACTAACGAGAGCCGCCTGTTGACTTGTTGGGTCGGGCAGGGTCATAAACCACTCCACTACCCGCCAAGCGGATAAGGACATCCCAAGCATCATCAGACGTGGTAGTATCTTCCACTTCAGTATTCTTTCCATCGTCACTTCTGCCACGATTTTTCCTCGCTTGTTCTTCTGTAGTTCTCTCGTGCATACTCCACATCGGCAACTGGACTACCTCTTACCGAAGAATTTTGTAGCACTGCGTACACCAAAGCTGGCGGCAACAATAACACCAAGAGAGTATTGATACCATTCCGGCATGGCCTGAAGCTGCGCAAAACCATTAGCTACTACCTCTTCCATTCCAGGGATAAATGCTAGGATAAGCGGGATGCTAAACAGGATAGTTAGCCATTCGTCTTTCCACGAAGACTTACTACCTTCAGCCATAGTAATGTCCCAATCAATTTCACCCGTAGCCTTCTTCTCCATGATAACTGCTTCAGCACGTGCTTTAGCAACTTTGGCTCCGGTCTCTGCTTTCTTAGTTTCAACCTTTCCTTCAAGCCATGTCCCTGCTAGACTTGCTATCGGTGATATCAGTGCGGTCCACATTTTTTAGTTCCCATAGTTTTTTCTTAATCAAATACACACGTTGTTCTACGTCAGGTTCCATGTCAGCCAAGCGCACGTCGCGTGGGTCATTACCCGCCTCTGCGAAATCGTGCAGTCTTTTTAGCAATAGATTTAGGCTGGCGTACAAACTGTTTCCCCTTACGTGTACCTTCTCTCTTAGCCCTAGTTGTAGCAGCATATTCGGCACTTGTCAAGGACTTTATTGCTTTTTCTGGTAAATATCTTTCGCCAGTCTTTGCACTAGGCTTGCCAGACTTTGTGCGCCACTTTTGCTTTGTCCAAGACTTGAGACTTTGCTGTGACTTTTTTAGTGCCATTATAGTCGTCCTTCTGCGTGTAGTATCAGCAGTACAATGCAAGCTAGAATAGTTAGACCTACAATAAGTAAAAAGGTAATGATGGTTATCTCAATTATCTGTTTACGCTTACGTCGTGCCGCTTCTTCTGCTTCTTTTCTTGCTACCCGTGCCTTTGCTTGAAACCTTTGCCAATCGTGCCACAAACCTGGACGGCCTGTGTATATCATAATTTGCTTTAACTGCTCTTCTTGCTCGCGTATCTGCTCAAGAGCCATAAACTCCTCTAGGTCGGAGCCGCCACCCTTTTTTATTGACTTACGTTCTAGGTCTTGCTTTGCACCAACAAACTTAGCGATTGCACTACCTGCAGCAGCTATGTCCTTACCGTTAGATACGGCTTGCTTGATAACTTGGAAAGCCGCATTTGCAGCCGCTAGTTCTGCCAGCATCAGTACACCTTCGTATCTTTCTTCACCAGTTTAGGTAAGCAATAAGCAGTCACCTTTTGTCCCTGCTTATGTAATGTCTGTGCATACCACACACATTCGTTTAAGTCACGAAAGTACATGTCTTTGCTGACCAGCCTTTTGTCTTCTCCGATGCCGATATACACAAACAGGAGGAAGACATGAATCATAGCTAGTTCCGGTAACCGCCTCCTGCTTTTTTATAAGCTGCTGCAAGCATCTGGGCTTTACGCGCCGACCACTGTCCGGGCTTTCCACCCTTGCCACCAGCTTTAATTCTATTAAATTGTCTCTTTCTCATTTCTGGCTTAGTGTAGTTGCCAGCTTCATTAACTCGACTCTTGCTCTTTGCCGCACCACCCGGCGCAAGTTTAAGCGTTCTAGGCGATTTCTTTTTCGTGCCAGTCGATGCGGCTTTCTTTTTGACACCTTTAACCGTGCCTTTGTTTGCTGCGGCGTTGAAGACTTGTACACCTTTCCTACTCCCATACTGTTTTTTCATAGCAGCTTGTATCTTCTTTCCTTTAGGTGTAAGTGGCATATCTCCTCTCCTATTTTTCTACTCTACTGTTCCAGTAGTCGTCGCCGTAATCATGTAGTATTTCTTCGCCTTGTTTTATTTCTTTAAGTGCATAAAACTTAACAAAGCGTTCATCTTCGTCTTCAATGTCCCACTCAGCGTTTGGACTTGCGCTGTGATTGTAGACCATAGCGAAGCCAAGCGGGATATAATACTCTTCGGTATCGACGTAAGGCGTGTGAAACATGTAGTCATGGAGGACACACTCATCTCCCACGTCAGTATAATCCGCGACCAGATAAGGACAC